GGCGACAGCTCGGCGAGCCGCTTGCCGATCTCGGTCTCCGTCTCGTCGGGCACCAGATAGCCGCCGTGTTGGCCGGAGCCGTAGGACATCGCCTTGGTGTCGAGCGCGCGGATCAGGCGGTCGTCGCCCGAGCGCATGTAGGCGTCGAAGGCCTGCTTGTGCTCGGACGGAAACGACCGCCCGCCGCGATCGAGCGTCGGCCGGATCCCTTTCAGCGTAAGGTTGTCGATCGCACGCTTCTGCTCGTCGAGCGCCTTCGAGATGCGGTCGACCTTGTCGACCGTCAGCACGTCGGCGTTCTTGCCTTCCAGTTCCGCGAGGCGGCGGTCGTTCGTGTCCTTGAATGCCTCGAAGGTCGTCATGAACTCGTCGAATGCGTCGGCGAGTTCGGCATGGTTGCCCGCCGACTTCGCTTCCGGCGCGCGGGCAAGGTTCTGTTCGGTCATCGTGTCGTTTCCCATGTTCTTGTCTTGGGTGTCGTCATCATGCGTGTCGCCTCGCGGAGCCTGTCCGCGAGCCGTCCGTCCGGGGCGGCATCCCGCGCGCCAACCAGGCTGGCGAAGCCTCTTGCGATCACGCACCTAGCCTCGCCTCGCGTCAGCCCCGCATCCCGCGTGAGCCAGCTTTCGAATTCCCGTGTCGTCGGCAGCCGACGCCGGCGTCCCTTCACCGTGTCGATGCGCGCATCGGGCAGCATCGGGAAGGTCACGACCGAGATCTCCCAGAGGTCCGCCTCCAGGATGCGGCGCACGCCGCTTTTCGGATCGTTCTTCGCCTTGACCGCCCGGAAGCCTATCGACAGGCCGTCGAGCGCGCCGCCGCGCATCAGCGACAGCACCTCTCTCGCCCGCGCCACGTCCCTGGTCAGCCGTCCCCGTACGAACAGCCCGCGCGCATCCTCGCGGATCTCGCTCCACACGCCGATCGGCTCAGCCGGATCGTGCTGGAACAGCATACGTATACCCGCCGCGCCCCGCGCCCTCAGCGACGCCGAAAACGCGCCCTTCTCGACAACGTCCTTGCCGAGATCAACGCGTCCGAACAGGCTCGCATAGCCCGAGAACACGCCGTCCTCTTCGACCGCGTCGAGCGTCAGCCCGACGAATTTTCGTTCGCCGATCATCCTGTTTCCTTGTTTTTGAAGCCGTGCCGGTTACGGTCCGGCCTGATGCGGCCGCGTGGCAGCGGCTATTGCGACCGATTCTGGCGTATGCCCCTCAACGCCGTCATCCTCGATGCCCTCAACGCCGTCATCCTCGGGCTTGTCCCGAGGATCTGCTGCAGGCGGTCAGTCATGACAAACATCGATATCGCCGTAGGCCCAAACCCATCGACCTCGGCAGATCCTCGGGACAAGCCCGAGGATGACGTCGGAATTTGTGACACCTGCTGTGGTAAGGGTGGACCAGACGGACGGCGAAACATCATCCACCTCCATCACTCACCTACTTCCGCTTCAGCACCCTGATGACCGCGCCCACCGCCCACCAGGCGCAGAGGCTCGCCGCAGCCGATCCCATCAGCATCGTCTCGGCGGTTCCCAGCCAGCGCTGCACCCCGAGTTCGACTGCGATCTTGACACCCGCCGTGCCACCGAAGACGAGACCGCACACGACGCCGACGGCAAACCGCACCGCCGCCTCGCGCCGTCCATGCGGCAGGATATAGGCCAGCGACACGGCCGACCCCGCGACCGCGCCGGCGCCCTTCGCCGCCCACAGCCAGGCGTCCTGCGTTACTTCGGACATGGGAGTTCCTATTGAGGATAATAAATAAGTTCGTTCAGTATCGCGGTGGCGCTTGCCAACCGTCTCACACCGGGAGAATTTACTGAATGCTTTTTCTCTCCATTGCCGGCTTCGATGTCGACCCTGACCTGGTCACCGCCGTTCTTGGAATCGAGCCAACGTGGGTTGCCCGCAAGGGCGATGCACTGAGCAATGGACGGCTACGCAAGACCAGCCAATGGCGTTGGGCCGCTCGCTCCGAACCTCTCACGGGCGGCGTGGACCATGAGGAGGCCTTGGCGGTTCTGATTCAAGTCTTATCTGGACGAGAAGCTGCTTTCGCCGAACTGCGTAGACAGATAAGGCCGCACAGCATCGAAATCTGGGGCAACCTCAACGTTGATGCCGAACAGTCGAAGATCTGGCTTGACCCGCGTTCCATGAAATTGCTTGCCGATTGTGGTGTTGCCTGGGGGCTGGACCTCGAACCCGAGGCTTAGCCGGAAACCCGATCCCTACTCCCATACCCCACCATCTCGCGCTTCTCGTCGTCGCTGAGGAAGCTCGCCGCCCCCACGCGCGCCCAGAGCGCATCGCGCTCGGCGGTCAGCCCCTCGACCAGGTCAGCGTCGTACCAGAGCTTCAGCCCCTGGCCGAAGGCCAGCGCCAGCCAAGCGGTTCGCTTCCTGGTAGTTGGCATAGGTGTTGTCGCCGGGGATGCCGAGCAGCATCGGGGGCACGCCGAACGAAACGCGCCGTCAGCCCCAACCCACGATGACCTTTTCCGGCCAGCGAGGGTGGCTTAGCCAAACGCGCACCCGGGTTTCCAGGTCGGACACCGTATCCTCGAGCAGGATCGTTCCCTCGACAGTGGAAATCATCAGCATCCTGTTTGGCGTTTCGATCGTTCCGTCGAATACTGGATCGAAATCCGTCGACACCTCGCGCGCTCTTCCCAATTGGAATTCCGTCTCTCCGTCGATTTCCGGATAACAACCGACCGAAACACAGGTGCTATTGTAGTTTATCATATTTCCCCACACATGCTCGGGGGGCATGCTTTGAAGATTGTCTGATATGAAAACTATCGAGTTTTCCGGGGCGTATTTCTTGGTCTTCATGCAGGCTAGGCAATGTGGATAAATACGCTGCGCCCGACCGAGAGGATTAAGGGCATTTGGATGTTGATGATCTCCAATGAAATTCCCATTCGGCGTTCCCGGATCCTTCGTTCCACAGGTATGGCATCCGTATTTCCTGCCAATGCGATTGTTCTCACGAATTTCTTCGGCGGTCCATCGCCGACCAGGACCGCGGGCCGGCTGCGATTCGACTGCATACGGACCAGGGCCGATTCCCCTACGCTGCAGTACGGCGAGCCTGTCGAGCGCTTGCCTGGCTGCCGCGTTGTTTGCGGCAATCTCTCCTTCGACGGTTTCATAGGCGCTTGGTATAGGCTTCCATCGAGGTTCGAGTTCGCGAACGCGTCTTACCGCCGCCTGCATCTGAGCATGGCTGATTTCCAGGCGCGTCGCCTGAGCTGGCGTGATATCGACTTGGCGTCCCGCGATCCGGCGCATGCCGCCGCCCAAGCTGCGTGGACGGTTCTGCACACGAATGACCGAGCCTCCATCCGTCCACTGCCCGCCGTCGGGATTGCCAGCCGGCACACGCGGTTGCAGGTGCCATGAACTGTTACGCTAGAGGGCATATTGCAGCCGCCAACCCGCCAGCAGCAGGCGGCCTCCAGCGAGCGCCGCCTTGAGCCGCACGGCGTCTGCAGTTTCCTGATGAGTGCGCATCGACTCCCGCAAGCCATTCGGAGATCCAAGTTACAAACACGCGATGCGGGTCGGATTGCAGAGCGGAGTTCTCACTGCCCTACTGCCTTCGGCCCATACCCCACCATCTCGCGCTTCTCGTCGTCGCTGAGGAAGCTCGCCGCACCGACCCGCGCCCACAGCGCGTCGCGCTCGGCCGTCAACCCCTCGACCAGGTCGGCGTCGTACCAGAGCTTCAGCCCCTCGCCGAAGGCCGGCGCCAGCCAGGCCGAAAACTCCTTCGCCGTCCGCGCCACCAGCGGCAGCACCGTCATGCGGTAGAAGGCGCGGTTGGCTTCCTGGTAGTTGGCGTAGGTGTTGTCGCCGGGGATGCCGAGCAGCATCGGCGGCACGCCGAAGGCGAGCGCGATGTCGCGCGCCGCCCCGTGCTTGGCCTCGATGAAATCCATGTCCTTCGGCGTCAGGCCCATCGCCTTCCAGTCGAGCCCGCCCTCCAGCAGCAGCGGCCGGCCCGCGCGGGCCGCGCCCGAATACCCATCCTCCAGCTCGGCCTTCAGCCGGTCGAACTGCTCGTCCGAGAGGTTGCCGCCCTCCTTCGGCGCATAGACCAGCGCGCCCGATGGCCGCGCCGAGTTGTCGAGCAGCGCCTTGTTCCAGCGTCCCGCTGCATTGTGGATGTCGAGCGCCATCAGCGCCGCTTCCAGAGGTGCAAAGCCGTAGTGGTCGTCGAGCGGGTGGAAGAACGAAAGCTGCAGCGCGCCCTCGCCCGCCAGTCCCACGCCGATCTTGCGTTTCGAACTCCCCTCGCGATGGTCAAGCGCGGTCGGCCAGCCGGCCGCATCGGTCAGTACCGAAACGCGATCGGGCCGCAAGAGATGCAGTTCGCGCGCATCCTCGCCCGCCGCGACCATCTCCACATAGGCGCTGCCCGACAAGAGCAGGTGCCCGTAGAGCGCCTCCAGGAACGACCCGCCCGCCTGCCGCTGGTTCGGCCGCTCGAGCAACTCGAGCAACGGATGCGTGTCGAGTTCCTCGCCGTCCTCGTAGAGCAGCCAGGGCACCGCCGAGGCTGTCTCCGATATCAGCCGCACCGACCGGTGCACGACCGGGTTCTTCATGAACCCCTCGCGCGCCAGCGCTGCATAGTCGCGCCGTGTCCAGTGCGCCTCGCCCGCCGCATGCAGCGCCACGAAGCCCGTCGCGCTCTTGGCTTCGGGCACGATCCGTCCGCCGTCCCTTTTCCAGGGCCAGTTCCACTTCATGTGTTTTCCTTTTGAAAAGGCAGCAGGGGAATAGGGGAGTAGGTTAGTAAGGGAACAAGGTATCTAAGAGCTCGAGCTGAACTTCGAGCCGCACCGCCTACGGCGTCTCCTACTCCCCTATCTCCCCTACTCACCTACTCCCTCAGACGAAGTCCCTGATCCTTGGCTCACCGCCGTTGCGGATCAACTCGCCGACCGCCCAGACCAGCGCGTCGACCCGGTCCGGAGAGCGTCCCCCCGACAGCCCGTCCGGACCGAAGTCGCACATCTCGTCCTCAAGTTCGGGAAAGCGCCCGGCATGTTTCACCCGATCCTGGCTGTAGAGCGCCGCGATCGGCTCGGCGCGCAGCCATTTCCCCCTGTTCGCCCTGACCGCCTTCACCGGCACGGTCTGGTCCACCGTGCGGATCACCGCCGTCACCATGTCGCCGCCCTGGTTCACCTCGGCGACGATCGCGTCCGCCTCGAGCCGGTGGTAGAGCGCCACCGCGGCAGCCGCCCAGTCGCGCGGCTTCGCCCGTTTGAGCGTCGCGTCCGCCAGCACCACCGCCCTGCCCTCGCCGTCGAGCCCCGCCGCGACGATGCCGCAGGCGTCCGATGTCTTTCGCGCGCTCGCCGGCGGGTCGACCGCCACGACGATGCGCCGCATCTCACCCGCCTCCTGGACAAAGGCACCGGCCAGCATCTCGCGCGACCACAGCGCGTCCTCGCGGTCCTCGACCAGCTCGCCATCGAGCTCCTGCCGGCCGAGCCGCGTGCCGCCATAGCGTTTCGTCAGCGCCTCGACGAAACCCGCCGCCAGGTTCTTCGCGTTCCTCTCCGTCGGCAGCCTCTCATGCGCCACCTGGGGATCGGCAAGCAGCATCTTCATCAGCCTGGTCGGCCGCGGCGTGGTGGTGATGATCTGCATCGGCCGCGAGCCCAGCCGCAGCCCGAACTGCAGCATGTCGAAGGTCGCTTCCGCATTCTTCCACTTGGCCGCCTCGTCGCACCATGCCGCATCGAACTGCGGCCCGCGCAGGCTCTCCGGGTCCTCCGACGAGAACATGTGCGCCACCGCGCCGCTCGACGGCCACACCAGCCGCCGCCGCGACGCCTCGAAGCGCGGTCGCTCGACGCGCGAGACGGCAAGGATGCCCGACGGCCCCTCGATCATCACCTCGCGCACGTCGGCCAGCGTCTCGCCCACAAGCGCGATCAGCCCGTATCGCCGCCTTTCCTCCGTAAACGGCGGCTGGCCGTGCACCAACCCGTCCACCCATTCTGCGCCAAGCCTTGTCTTGCCCGAGCCGCGCCCGCCGGTGACCAGCCAGCAGGCCGGCATCGGCTCCTTGCCGAGCGGATACTGCTCCAGCCGCGCGGAGAAAAACCACGACCCTTCGATCGCGTCAGCCCCGTGCAGGCCGATCGCGTTCCAGCACCATCTTTTCAGCGAGCTCCTGCGCAAGCTCGACGATACGTTCGTGGATCCGTTCGAGGATCACCGCCCGGTCTTCATCCGTCCTGATCTGCTTCTTTCTGGCGATTTCCTCGGCCCGCTTCGTCCCCTCCAGGCCAATGAGCCCGTTGAGGCTCTTGATCAGGTGGGACAGCGAGTCGATTTCGCTCTTGTTGATCTTGCCGCCGTTTTCCAGCGCGGCCCGGCCCGCCTCCTCGATCCGGGCGAGCAGCATACGCGCGACCTCGCGCACCTTGGCGCCGATGTCCTCGTCCGGTTCGTGGTCGAGGTCCCAGCCCTCGCGCTCCGCCTCGATCGCGATCCGGCGCGGCGAGCGGCCGGTCGCCTGGCCGACTATCTCGATGGTCGGACGCGCGCCTTCCACGAGCGCGCGGATCGCCCGCCACTGCGCAAGCGGCTTACGTATCATCGTGATGCTCCTGAGTTGCTTTCCTTCTCCCCGTTGACGGGAGAAGTGGCCCGAAGGGGATCGGATGAGGGTGGCGTCAACGACTGATACAGAGAGCGCGACCCTGCCGCGATCCCGTCAACCACCTGCAATTTTCCGACGATAGCGAAACCCTACCAAACCACCGTCACGGCGTCAAGGACTTTTTTCCTAATTATATACGTGACGTACCGAAGGACGTTTTCCTATGATTCGCAGCGACAGGCCGGTACAAAGCGGAACCGAAATTGAGGTCACGCCCGAGATGATTGAGGCGGGAGCATCTGCTCTATTAGATGCAGACGGCGCAACTCTAGCTTATCAGGCAGAGGCGGCATTTCGAGCGATGCTAAAGGCTTGCCGCCAAAAGAGTTCGCCAAGAGCGCGCTGATGTAGTTCTGGAGGGCCGTCAATCGATCGTGGAATGCGTCAAGTTGTGCGGCCGTAATATGGCCCATGTGCTGCTTAAGCGCCCCGCCCTTCGCCGTAACGTGCCTAGCGCGGCCCTTTGTATCATCGCCGCGAGTTTCGAACGAGATCGGATTGTGGACATAGTAGTTGCGATAAACGCGTTCGGCGTCGAATAGAGCAGCGCAATGTCGGAGGTGAAGCTTTATCTCGTCCCTGTGGTCATCAGAAATAGCAGTGAGCGCTTCCGCGAGTGCGACGTTTCCCATGTTCGCCACGAGAACCATTACGCGCTGTTCTCCTTCTCCAATCCTGGTGGCCCGTTGAACCAGCGTTCTCATCGCAAACTCTATGTGGTTCCAAAAGATGACGACGCCGCCTAAGCTTGCGCAAAAGCCGATTTCCTCAGGCGTAAGTTCTCTGGTGTAGGCCATGACGCAATCTATCAAATCCAAGAACGACGACGACTCCGAATCGGAAAGAAACGGCGACGAGGTGTTGCGCCGTCTTCTGAAGACCCCGCCAGAACACAGGGCAGGGAACAAGCCGGTTAACCGGCCATTAACCAAGGGTAGGACAAAACAGAAACCGGGCGGCAATCCCGCGAAGAACAACCGCCCGGAAGACTAGTGACCTAGGTCACTTCGGCTTTTTTACAGTTTCCACGACATGGGTTTTCGGGTGTCTTACGGCGGTTTTCACCGTCGTGAAGCGTCCGTTCCCGGCGTTTCGACCGATCTTGCTCATTCAAATCACCTCCTT